TGGTATTTGTATTTTGCTGGAATCTAAAGATTCGCCACCAAGTGCAGTGCCTGTGGGTGCAAACGCTCCTTGGGTAAAATAATTTCTACCGTACTCTCCCGGTCTTCTAGTTACCATGTCTACTGCATCTTGTTCAGCGTTAGCCACTTCGCCACCCTGTGCAAATATACGTAAATTTTTCATCTCATCATCTTCTTGTGTGGTTATAAAAGGTTGATCTAAACCTTTATCAAAGTCATACAAATAATCTATATCTACTAAATCACCCGGTTCCTCTTTAACTCCCCTGTAACTCTGTGGTAAAGACGCAACACCACTACCACCACTACCAGCAGGGTCTTTTATGTCTTTTATTTCTGGCCCAGTTTTAATTTCACCTGTCTCAGAAAGATTAACTTCGGGGTTATATTCGCCATAATCAACTTCGGGGTAAGTTATATCTTTTACTTTGGTTTCAATTTCGTAGTCGTCAGAACCTACACTTCCACCTATTATATCTCTTGCTTTAGTTTCAATTGCGTAATCGTCAGAACCTACACTTCCACCTATTATATCTCTTGCTTTAGTTTCAATTGCGTAATCGTCAGAACCTACACTTCCACCTATTATATCCCGTGTATCGACTTTAGATGCAGTATCATTAGTAGGGTCAAACGGGCCATCCTTTGGTTGAACACCGTTTAAAACTTCCTCTTTTGTAAGATCAACACCAAATTTTGTATCGGGTGTCAACACATCTACTATTTGTCCACCAGCTTCAACTGCCCCTTCTACTGTGTCTGTGCTTACACCTGCTTCTCTTGCCACTTCAGCTATTACGATATCTCTAAGCACCTCTGGGGTTAGCACCTCTCCAACCGTTACTTTGCCTGTTAATACTTGAGTAACTTTATTAAGCACCGCGTCTAAAGCAGGAATTCCTGTAGTAACTCCTGTTTGTGTACCTGCTCCAGTTGTACCTGTGTTTATAACAGGGCTACCCCTACTGCTTCCCCATACTATTGTGCCGCCCGGACTATTCGGCGCTGCAATGACTTTAGTGGGGTTAGGTATATTTAAAATATCAAATACAGCATCTATACCATCTCCAACTACACTCCCTACTTTATTTATACCATCCCCAACTACACTCCCTACTTTATTTATAACAGATTGGTTTGCAGGGGGTAGTCCATACCCATACTGTGAAGGACTAGGACTTGTTAACTTACTAGCAACGCTGCTTGCTATACCTGCACTTTGAACTAAATCCCCAAACGCTGCATCATTAGCAAGTGTAGTTAGGTAATCTTGGATAGCGTTAGCACCACTAATAGAGGCATCTGCTCCTAGAGTAGAAACACCACACTCTCCGGTAGCAGAATCGAACTCACCCCCCGCCGCTGCACATTTAAGCCGCTGTTCTTCCATTTGTTCTGCTTCTGCACCTTCAGCCATTATGGCTCTTAGCACCGAATCTATTTGATCTCCACGGGCAGCGTTTTGTGCTACAGAAGGGGTGTCGATAGAGTAATTACCACCATACCCTCCTCGTGGGGCTGTAGTTATTAGCTCTACTATGTCAAAATCGTCAGCCATACCTATCCCTACGGTGTCGGTAGTGTTTCAGGCAATGCTGAAATCAAATGTACGGTTACTAGAGTAGACGGTATTGCAGGGCGGGGACTTGAAGCCGCCTGATAATCAATCGTTATGCCTGTATCGTCTGTTGCCCACATAAGCTCTATGTATTGCCCTGCTTGTACGTCAAGCGTAAAACTATATTCAAAGTCGTCTACGCCGCCAGAACCCGCCACTACGTGCAGTCTACCAGTGTTTGCTATGTCTACTCCGCTCCTACGCACCCAAAACGACAGTTCTTTTGAGTTAGCATTAGTACTAGTCAGCTCTACGGAAAGCTCAAAGTTGTAAACTCCTGAATAAGTTGGAGTTATTTGGGTGTTAGAGCCTCCAGCTATGGTTATGGCTTCCCCTAAATACGTATTTTCAAACTGTAATGCGTAAGCTGTATTTACTATCGCTGCATTTTGATCTACTGTGGAGAAGAACTTACCATTGGGGGTACTAATAAAACGCCCCCCGTAATCTCCAGATAACAAGTTTACAGTATTTGTTAGGCCGGTGAACAATAAACGTAGAATATTATTTAAGTCATCTAAATAAGTACTTAGAGAGGTTTCTCTTGGAGCAACAGGAAGAGCTGGGTTAGTAACCTGATTTATAAGGTCGTTAGCCACTAACCTCTCCTACCATCAGGGCGCATCTGTAAACGAGGTACACCTAACTTCCAAGTAACTCCAACCTCCGTAGACTCCAGTTTAAAGGACATTTGCCTACCTCGTACCCGTGTATCTACCATACCAGTAAAAGCTTCAATCGGTGCTACAGCGGTACGAGTTACGGCAGCGTTATCGCTACCTCCTACTGAAGCAGGGTTATAGTACCCAGACCCAGAATCTTTTAACGGCAACAAAGTAACAACAGCACTGGGAGAACCTGCTGTAGAACCTTCAAAGGTTAAATCGGGTAACATTTTGTTTATTAACATAAATTTATCACCGTCATCCAAATCAAATTGAGAAGAGGTGATACTGGCTGTTATGGCTGTTGGAGTACCCGTTTCATTATTATCCACGCCTTTTTCTTGATTAATTAGTTTACCGTCAAACCCAGCAGCTATTGGGAAATCTCGTAAGTCCGAATCTAGCCATGCAGAACGTGCCAACGTGCCGTAATACCAAATGTTTTCTACGTAGTTATACACAACGTACCGGTCATTACGAGTTACCCCAGAGGAACAATAAAACCACCATATTTCATCAAATTCTTCGTTAGACCCACATACTATTTGTTCCGTTTGTTGACTATTAAAATCATCAAATACATAGCTGCGTACCGAGCAAGGCAATGTTTTAACTGTGCCATCGTAGTAATAAAACTTACTTGTTCCCATCCAGTAGGCAATGTTATTGGAGTACACGGCTGCATTGGAGCTGGCTATAGTAATATTAGACCCCAATAGAGTTGCACCCCACACCAAAGGCGCACCTAAATACTGTAGGCCATACATAGCTGAATCAGTCCACACCAGTACTTCTTGCCGTGCTTGTACAGCCTGAACTATTTCTGTGCCTTCGGAAAGACTAAGACTTCCTGCTTGATTGACAGAAGTAGGATTCCAATCGGCAATATTCTCTTGGTCAGACCACCGCAAAAGCATAGGGTCTAAAGTAGCACTACCTATAGCATTTGCACCAAAACAAAAAGCAAACCTAAATATATCTGATACAAAAGCAATATTAGCTACAGTAGGTACTTGTGCTGCACCACCTAAAGAACTTACTAACACCCCTCTTGTGGTAACACCACTACTTGCATCCCAGTAATATAAAGCGCCGTTTCTATGGACAAAAAACAAATCTTCCCCAAAATTGGCTTGACTCCAAAGACGCATTCCAGCAAGAGTAATACCGCCATTGCCCCAAGTGCTTTGTCCCCACGTACCTGCACCCCAACCCGTAAACGGAACTTCTATTTCGTTTCCAGTATTAATTTGGTAAGTACCTACAGTGTTGGAGCCTCCATTACCTGTATCTGATCCACTAGCCAACACAGTACTACCAGAAGTATCTTTGGCTTCTATGGTGTAAGAATTACCGTTGACTATAGTAGCTATCTGATACTCTTGATTAAGCACTGCCGCTGTGATGACCCCACCCAAACTCGCCGCACCCGAATAAGTAACAAAATCTCCTACAACAGCCCCATGACTAGTGTCAGAAACCGTAAGGATAGGAGAGGTATTAACAGCAGCAAAGGTTACATCTCCCGCTGCTGTAGTTAGCCTAATAGGGGTAATATCGTTATATGCCCCACCACGCTCTATGTAGTACTTGAGGTTAGTACCTACGCTTATTAGATTTTGTTTGCCTAACGTCACCCAGTTCCAGAGCGAACGACACACTCCTAGGAACGTGTTAGCAGAGATGCGCTCCCATCCCCCAATCTTCTCAGGCATACCCTGACGAAACCGCACTTTGTCGGACTCGTACCACCCACCTTCTGTGGTATAGCGGGTGTTCTCTCGGTTAACGCCTGGTTTTAATTGGAGTTTCTTAAGCGGCATAGTTATTCCACGTATTCGCCTGTTTTAATTAAGTCACTAAGTTCTAATGCTCTGCCACCAACTTGTTTGGCCCATCTGGAGTCTAAAAATTCTGTAGCAGCTACCTTGTAGTCACCGCTTTCCATTGCCGAAAGAGCGCGTTTAAAGCCTCGTAAACGAGTTGCCCCAAGGTTAAAACTAATATCGATCATAGCATCTTTACGCACATCATCAAGATCGTTAAACCACGGGTACTCTCCAGCTAACTCTTTGATTACACGCTCAATATCATTCTCTAGTAAGTAATTAACTTCATCAGGTGACAGCCCCATGCCGCCCCGTTGGTCTATGTTTCGTCCTACCCCCACGGTAATTTTGCCTTCAGAGCATTCGTAAGCGTGTGTTTCTACACCTTCATGGCGCTTTAGCATGGCGATTAACTTTTTCATTTTTTTCACTTTGTGCTCGACCCAGAGAACCAAAAAGCCGCCATAGTCCCCAGAATACCGCTCAGTTGGCCTAACACCAACGAGATTATAGTCTCGTCATTTTGATCGTGAGGCATTATTGTTACTGTCAATACATACGCTCCGTACAGCAGTAACGCCAGTATCCCAAACACTTTGGGTGTCCAATCATTTTTAAAAGTTTCTCTTGCGTGTTTTCTGTCTTCTACTTCAACTTTAAAGCTGTCTAAATCTATTTCCATTTCTTTAATCTTATTTTTAAAATCTTTATCAGCTTCTTTAATCATTACTGCTTTATCAGGCTCACGCTCAACAAGGTCTTCTATTTCATTAGCCGTTGCTGTATCTGGTAAACCTAATTTCTTAGCTACCATTTTCACAGCCATGCCAGAAAGAGGCCCACCAGCCGCATTAGCTATGGTAGGGGCGAGTGATTTGAGCAGTCCACCTAGTTTCATTGTAGTAACAAATACACTTTTATAAGTGCCTCTAGTTCGTTAATTACTTTCCCTCGGAGTCTTCCTCCACAACCTCGTCAATCGTGTCACATACGTCAGGTACACTTATTCCTGTAGTGACCTCAGTAGCTACGCGGCCTACAGCCCGTATGCCTTTATACACACCGGAGCAGTACAGTTCCTTGTTGGCAATCATTTCCTCAGAAACTGTACATCCAGTCATCATAACTACTGCACACAACCCAATAATTCTATTCATTGTCTACCTCTTTAATAAGCTCTTTAAGTTCTTCCATTTCGGCATCGCTTAATTCTTTGTCTCTATCTTGGTTATCTAAGAACCCTTCTAGACGCTCTTTATACCCTTCCATAAAGTGGTCAGTTATTCTGTCTTTTAGCCCACCCCTGTCTTCGTCACGTACTTGTTTCTCAGGGTCAATTAAGTCTTGCCCGTTGTTAGCGAAGTACAGCATGGTCTGTGACTTAGATGGGCCGTAACAGATACGTGGGATACGAGCTACCATGTCCGATCCCGCTACACAGGATATTTGTTTGTCTAAAGTCATAGGGCGTTTAAACCCTTTGAAAAACGTGTTGGGTTTACCAAAAGTAATAAGGTTGAGGTTAGGGTGTTTCTTCCACAACTTAGCCGCTGTTAGCTCTGCTAAAGCACCACCAAGACTATGCCCACAGACCAAAGTGCGTTTCTTCATGTCTATATGCTTTTTAACTTCACGCCATACTGACGCATGAGCAGCTACAAAACCTCCGTGACACAGCCTACTAGCGTAAGGCACGGGTATTACCAATGCGTCTGTCAGCCAATCCCTACCTTGCTGTGTACCCCTGAAAGCAATTACATCTATAGTTTTACGCTTGGCTATGTAAACGGTAGTAGAAGTTAGGCGGCTTTCTATCTTGATGGCTTTTTTGTTCTCGTCATCGTATGCCTTCATGCTCCAGCTACAAGCCATATTCAGTAAAACTGGGTCTAGTTTCATTGCTCGACTCCAAATATAAAAAAAGCTATTCCTGCAATAACAGCAAAACCAACAAACATATAAAGAAAAGCTATTCCTATGTGCCTAAGTAACAAAGCATCTGAGTCCACTTCCTGTGCAGCTTTTTGTGCAGCTTTTTTTGCTTTGGCATCTCTTTGCCTTTGTATTCGTATCGCATCGACCTTGATCTGCCCCCATACATGGCTTTTACCAGCGTCAGAATATGCTCTACCGATCCGAGACATCATAGCCTCGTGTTGATCTTTCTGCTGCCTAATGGACATAGCCTCTTGCAAAGCCGAACCTTCAAACAAATCTTCCTTTCCTTCTGTTTCAGCTTTCTTTATATGCTCATCTACTTTTGATTTAGCAAAAAGAAAATTGTTTACTGCTCCTGCCCAATCATTAACATCCTTAGTTTTTCCAACAACATCTCTACAAATAGTATAGGCACTATCTAGAGCTTTTAAAGCTATAGCAATTTCACCTATCATTGCTCAATCCTCTTGCACATGGCGGTTATGTTCGTGTCTACCGAGTTGAGAATTATTCTTTGCGCGAATGTCTCGCAGGTAGTTTTTTCTTGGAAACACAAGCCGCCATCAGCACAATCAGATACTGCGGCAATCCCTCCGATAACCAAAACCAGAATATAAATATTCATTGGGCATCTTTACAGAGCTTTAATGCGGTCTATTTCAGTCTGGACTGCATCAGTGAAAGTAGAACTGTATGTGGCGTTAGCTGCATAGCGCACTTTGTCAGACTCAAGCATTCCTGCCGCTGGATCAACCCATCCTGACACATCGCCCCAAGCACTGCCGTTATAGGTATGCTTGCCGCCTTGCCATCCATCAGGAGCAGTAACTCCGGTGTGCAAAGTTGCATTACTAGCATTAAG